CTGCCCGAGTTTCTTTCCCTTCATATCCTCGCCGCCGACAGAGACTGTGCCCGTCAGCTCGCCGTAGTTTACATTGGGTATGATGCCGCTGACGATGTACAGGAGCGTACTCTTTCCTTCGCCTGAGTGGCCCGACAGGAGCGTGACCTCTCCGTAATTCGCGACAAAATTCATATGGTTTAAAATCTGCGTTTTTCCGTCGTAGGAAAAGGACACATCGGTAAGTTTAACAGCCTCGTTCATAGCACCACCGTGTGAATCGCGCCCGCGATCAATCCAGCCAGATACAGGACATCGGACAGTACGATAATATTTTTCTTATAGATCGTATATTTTACCTTGCCGAGTGCAAAGCCCCGCGTTTCCACGCTCAATGCAAGCGTATCGGAAATATTGACGAGCCGCATGACGAGAGGGACGAGAAACGCCCTGTAGAGTATGCGGGGATTGAACAGGGAACCTGCGCCCCTGGTCTTCATAGCTTCACGCACCCGACCAATTTCCACCTTCAGCATGGGGACAAAGGACATGGCGATCAGCATGCCCAGCGTGACCGCATCCCGTCACATGTGCCCCGTCGAATACCGCCTGTATCATCGCGGCCTCACGGCCTCACGGGACTGCTTTCTCTGCCGCTCCATGGCGTCCGGCGCGCTGTCCGCCTTCACCGCGCCCACGCCGGGCGCCTCGCCGCCGTTCATCTCCTGCTCCAGCGCCTGCGCAAGACTTGTCCCCTGTTTGGCGTCCAGCAGCTGCACCGCCGTCAGCAGCTGCCGCTGGAGCCACGCCACCTGCCGGGTCCGCTGCTGTCCCTGCCGGATGACCGATGCCAGCTGGTCCTTGTTCTTGAACTCCATCAGCTCCAGACACCGCAGGGCCTGCTCGGCCATATCTGCGCGGAAAAACCCCATCTGGAACAGCTGCAGCGCCAGCTGGTTGTACTCCATGGTCTTGTAGGGTGTCTCGTCCTGCGCCGCGATCTCCAGATCGAACTCCGGTACCCGATAGCCGCCCAGCGCCAGGGCCTTGGGCTGCACACCGCCGCTGTCGAACATGCGAAACTCCCGCTCCGCCCCGCGGCCCAGCAGCCGGAACTGCCGGGGTGCGCTGTAAAACTGCCGCACCAGCTCGATGCACAGCGTCATCACCTGTGCGAATGCCTGGTACCCGTCGTCGATCATATTGCGGGACAGCTTGCCGCCCGCCTCCTGCAGGGCCGCGATAGCCGTGGCCGCCGTGACGCCGCCTGCAGTGCCGCCGCTCATCACGTCGCGGTTGCCCGCCGTCTCCTTCATCTCCGCCACCTTGTTCTGCAAGACGGCCACATACACGCTGTCCAGCGTGGGCACACGGATAGGCGCGATGGAATCGGCCCCCAGATTGCCGTTGGTGTGGACGAAGGGCTGCGTCCAGTCGGCGTACTCCTCCTCGTTCACCGCCCCGTCGGAGCGGATGAAGAACCGCGGCGTGGCGGCGGCCAGCGTGTTCTTCAGGATAGCCTGGTTCATCAGGTCGATCTGCTTCTGCGCCGGCTTGCACAGGTCCACGTAGCCGTAGCCGCAGGGCGTCCCCTCCTCGGGGAACAGCACGTCGAACACGAAGGGATACTGCCCGTGGTCGTACCATCCCCGCTTTTCGTACTGCGGGTCGTTTTCCGAGGCGTACAGCACCGTCTCTCCCACGAACTTGCAGTAGTGCAGCACCTGCCGCCCCTCTGTCACCGTGTGGTAGTACCAGTCCACCACCAGCGACTGGTCGGAGGTATCCACCCGATCATCGTAGAGATAGCGGCTCACCTGGGACGCGCCGCCGCGCCCCAGCTTCCCTTCCAGCTGGGGATAGTCCCGCAGCAGCCGGTGGTTGGGTGTCAGCTCCACGGAGAAGAAATTCTCCGATGCCTGGATATCCTGCACTCCCGGCTCCCAGAACAGATTCAGCACGTCCATGCTGCGGATGTCGATGTCCCCCAGCCCGTGGAGCTTGCCCCCGTCCCAGAACACGCCGTACACGGCGCAGCCGGACTTCAGCTTGTTCCACCACGCCCTGGCATACTCCTTCTTGAACCGGTTATTCTGCAAGATCACCGGCAGGATGCGGGTCAGCTTCTCCGCCTCCTCCCGATCGTCCGGCTCGCGGGGCAGCACCGTAGGCTCGGGATAGCTGTCCATGGCGTCCGCGTGCTTGGACAGGATGCAGTTCACCAGCCACCCGCTGGCGGGGCGGGGATCGTGGGGATTGCCGCCCCGCCCCTCCTTCTCCATCTGCTCCCAGTGCCGCATCTTCCAGAACTGCTCGTTGTCGATGATGCGCTTGTCCAGATTCTCCTTGCCGCGTCGGTATTGCCGCAGGATCTCCGCCGCGCGGACCACCTCCTGCGTGCCGATCCTTGGCCGCATGACCTCCTGTTCCATGTCGCACCTTCCTTTCCTTGTTACTGCCTCTGCCCGCCACAGGTCCAACGTTGCACGCTCCGGTGCAGCGCTCCTCAAATTCTTCTCACGCCGCCCCAGCTGCCGAACCGCCCCGACCGCAGGTCCAGCGGATCCTCCGCGATCTCCCGTGCCGCCGCCCGCACCGGCGCGATGGGCCGCGTCATGCAGAAGTACCGGCTCTCGTCGGCCACATGGTCCTCCTGTGTGGTGTCCACATCCTCCGGCACCGTCTCGCTGTATAAAAGCTGCGGGATGGTGCGGATAAATGCCCGGCAGTGCTCGAATACGTACAGCATGGGGTATCCCTCGCCGTCGAAGCTCATGCGGTAGTGCATCTGCATCCACCCCGCGATGCGCCGGTTGTCCCCCTTCACGAAGAAGATACGGTGCTTCAGCGCCGTCTCATAGATGCTCTCGCCGCGGCTGGCGTCCCAGATGGCGGGGTCCGCCACGCCCTGTATGCTCCGCCCCCGCAGCAGCGGGTGCTCCTCCTCCACCCTCCGGATCTCTGCGAACTGCCGCTCCGGCGTCCACAGCACGCCCTCGTCCGGCGTACCGGTGCAGCCGTACAGCTCCGCGATACGGTACACGCACCCATCGTGGTCCACCGCCCACCAGCCGCAGGAAAACGGTCTTGCGTAGCCGAAGTCATAGCTGCGGTAGATGTTCCATTCCCGCGGCACGTCGAAGGGCCGTATCACGTGGGTCCACCGCCTGTCATCGTAGTGATCGGGGTCATCGGTGAACTCCTGAAACACCTGCCCCGCGAACACGTCCCACCGTCCCTCCAGCCACGCCCGCCTCAGCTTATAAGGCAGGGCCTCCAGCGTCTTGAGATAGTCCGGCTGCCGTGCCAGCAGCGCCGCGTTGTCCGTGACCCGCGCCGGAATAAAGGCGTAGTCCTCCGGCTGCTCTCCGTCCTCGAACCGCCTGTCGATGAACAGCCGCTTGATATACCCGTGCCCCGGCCCGCCCGGATTGCACGTATAGTAGATGCGCTTGGGGAAGTCGTTGACCCCTCGGACGCAGGCGGCGATCTGCCGCATCCACTGCTCCTTCAGCTGCGTGGCCTCGTCCAGAAAGATGACGTCGTACTCCGCGCCCTGGTACCGGTCCAGATCGCGGTCGCACCCGCAGTAGCCGAACTGCAATACGCTTCCGTTGCAGAACCGGAACTGCCGTTCCCCCGCCCGATACTCCGCCACATCTGCCAGCTCCTGCCGCAGAAACGCCAGATGGTTGGCCTCCAGCTCCGCCAGACTTCGCCGCACCAGCAGGATACGTATCCCCGCGTACCGCAGCGCCAGCAGCTTGGCCTTGCACCGCACCGCCCAGCTCTTGCCGCCGCCTCTGGCCCCGCCGAAGGCCACATATTTCTTCTCACAGGCCAGAAATTCCCGCTGCCGCGGGTTGGGCGTCCCCAGCGTCATGACCTCCGCCCTCATTGGCTCAGCTCCTCCGCCTCGCCGGACAGCACCACCCGCACCGTGCCTCCGTTCTTTTTCTCCGGCGGCTTCGGGGGCTCCAGCGCCTTCTCCAGCCCCACCAGCGCCTGCAAAAGCCCCGCCAGCTCCTTGATCTCCCTGACGTCCGCCTCGCCCATATCCATCCGCTCTGCGGCGGACGCGGCAGCGCGGTTCAGCTGCCGCGCCACATTGGCCAGACATGTCTGTGTCTCCATCCGCTTCGTTCGGCTCCAGCGCCGCTGGCCGTACCAGTCCTCGTCCTGCGCGTGCCGGCTGACGGCCCGCTCCGTCACGCCGTACAGCTTCCCCAGCGCACGGAAGCTGATGCCGCCCGCCTCATATCTCTCCCGCATCTCCTCCCACGGGATACCCTTCTTCCTGCCTATCTCTCCTCTCCTCCTCTCACCTCGTACACCGCCAGGATCTGGGCGGCGAAATCCGCCAGGCACTTCCGGCACACGTTCTCACCGGCCACGCGGTAGTAGCGATCACCCCGCCGGATCTCCCCGCCGCACAGATCACATTCCGTCCATACGCCGCGCTCCTGCTCTTTGTCTCTGCACATATGTACACCTCCCCTTCACCTCTCCCCCGCCGCGCCCCCCTCCGGTTGCCCTTTTCCGTCCACATCAGGAAATTATTTTTTCTTTTCCTGTCCTTATTCTCCGGCGCGCCCCGACGGACACACCCCGTAGGGGCTGGGGTCTGTCCCTCTGTTTGCCCTGCCGTGGCCCCGTCCTCGCACCCCGTAGGGGCCGGCGTCCTCGACGGCCCGCATCGTTTTTCTTTCATGC